GAAGTTCTGGCTTTCTTCCAGGGGAGACAATCCTTCATAAGCTCTATTGAGCTTAATTGGTTTACGACCCTCTTTGTATTGCTTTAGGAGTGTTCGGCGTTTTTTAGAGCCACCTCCACCATCCCAAACAACTACAACTTGAGATGGGTCAATCTCTCTGATGAGCTTTTGTAATGTTTTTAAAAATCCTCTTGTGCCACCAATAGGAAAGCCATCAGCACCAATAGAAGGATCCATAACATAATTGCGAATGAATGTGTTCATCGCATCTACTATTAAAACTTTATTCGTCATTTTCTGCCTCAATCACCGTGATAATATCTTTTATTAGTTGTATAGTTTGACTCGGACCATTTGTTTGAAATGCCGTATTCTCTCTAATAGAATTAAGCTTATCGTAAAGTGCTTTGTCGTTTCCAGTTTCCTGCAAGCAACGATCACCTACGAACCAAAATAAATTATTATTATCATAATGATTAAGTGCATATGTTTTATCCCAACCATGGGGATAAATATCAATAGAAGTGCTTCCACCCAATGAGAATGAAAGACTTTTTGTTAGTTCTGGAATTGTTAAAAGTTTGTTAAGTGCCTGTTGTCGGATGGAGTGTTCCTTATCTGCAATGGCAAACTTTTCTCTATCTTCATGATTGGCATTTCTGCCAACAGGACACCAATTAACCATTGAACCTCTGTAAGAAATATGGTGTCCGGTCATTGGATATCCATAAGATTTTGATAAAAGAGAACAAATATATTGTTTTTCTACCAATGTGGTCATCAAAGTTTCATGTGTATCTTCTCCAATGTATTGGCGCATATCTAAAGAAGAGTCTTTGTTCCATTTATCATTACTGTAGGAATATTTCTGTGTACCATTGCAAGGAAGGATTAAAAGATCCTGTAGTCCATATTCATTCAATCCATTAAATAACAGAGAACACTGCTCATTAATATATTCATAAGGACTACCCGAAACAATACCAACATCTGCGTATTGAAGCAGTAAAAGAAGAGCATCGAGAACTTCTTGTGGCATTTCTTTTCTTGCGGGTGTTAAAGTCCCGTCCATATCAAACAATACTACATTTTTCATCATTACACCTAAAACGGGGTGACCGAGGTCACCCCTTAAAGAGCACTAAACAGCAGCTTGAGGATTATTTTCCTCGTTTTCATAGAAATTTGACGCATCGACTTCTCGGGCATCAAACTTCCTGATTACTTCTTCATCCATAATGTCCAGTACTATTTCTTTAAACTTTTCATCGGTTTTTACCAAATTAGCAAACTGTGATCCAGTAAACTTTTTTTGATACCCCTCAAGAGTATACCAAGCACCTGAATTTGTCAACCTATTTGATGGTTTTATTGCCTCCAACCAGCTTTCTTCGTCCAAAATACCGATTTTATCGTAATCTCCCCATATAATCTGAAAATCACAGGATCTACCCTCTGTTCCATAGCGAGATTTTTTAAGTTTTGCCTTGACTTGGGTTCCAATCCTGTATCCTTTATCATCTTCCACAAAAGACTTGGATGCATTTGATCTGGTTAACCATATTCTTAATGAATAGTTGTAAATCGCAGCCATTCCGCCTGGAGTGAAGTAAGGATCCAACTTTGCTTCCCAAATATTGGAAGTAATCTTGGTCTTTAGCTGATTAAGGATAAGAAAAGTTGATTGTGAGTCACCAATTGGCTGAACAAGCTTTGCCAACCCCTTCGATAAGACTCTTGGTCGCACTGCCATCGATGATTGAGGGTTATAGTCTCCCTCTACATCTGCTTTTGATGGTGTATTAGCAAGAGAATCCCAAATAAAAAGAAATTTTTCACCTGTTGCCAAACAGTTCTCAATCATTTCTAATACTTGCTCAACCCATTGTGCTTGCATATAAATAACACCATTCTCTGATGTAATATCACAGCCAGAGTTTTCCAAAAATGCTGGATCTTGTGCGTTTTCTGAATCAAAGTAAACAACCTTAATCCCTGACTTCTGTGCATTTGCAGCAATTTGAGCAGCCATATAAGATTTACCAGATGCACTTAAGCCTGCAATCTCTGTAATCTTTCCTACTGGAATTCCGGCTAACTTTCCTCGACAAATAATTGAGTCAAGATATCTTGAGCCAGTTGAAATCCATTCTTTGACCTCTGTTGGGTTTTCCGCCTCTAATGTGTGGGCAATATTTCTGCCCGCTTTTTTATTTAACATCTTCGCAATGTCGGAAGATGATATTTTTCCTGTCATATATTATTTTCTCCTAATATTATTTTTTATTTTATTCATTTCATTCATTTTAAAAAAAAAGACCACCATCAAATTCATGACAGTGGTCTTTGATTATTATATATATCTTACTTGCTTTTCTTAAGCAGATAATTCCTGAATTGCAGCATCAACGCTACTGATCACTGATGTATCATCAAGTGGTCCTGTTGTTGGACTCAAGAACGTTTCCAAAATTGCTTTTAGATCCGCAGCAGATTTCTGCTGGAATTGTTCTTCAATGTTTGGAACGTTTTCAAGTAACGCTGCAACTTCTTCTTTTGAAGCCAAAAGATTAGAAGACTTTCTTTTAGGCGTCAAATTTGTTTGTGGGAAAGCACCCTTCGTTTTAGGAAGCGTGTATGTCAAAGTAAGATCAACACCACTATCCACATCCGTGATATCACCGTAATCTGGATTCAAAACCAGTCCAAGAAGGTTTTCATAAATGGTTTTTCCATATCCCCAAATACGAACTCCCGCATCTTCTTCACCACGAACGATGACTGGTGAAAAGAAACGCTGTCGAACGAATAGGTTCTTTGCCATCTTCTTGCTTTCGCTTGATTCTTCCTGCCAAAGTGAACTTGCAAATTCACAAATTGGACAATGCTCACCAAACTGTCGCTTTGGACAAAGTACACCACCTCGCGCAGCTTCTCCTAAATTATAGTGAAAGTGGAAAACCTTAAACGGATCTCCATCTGATGTTGGAACAATACGGATATCTTGGTCACCTTCAGTAGGTTTCCAGAATACGTTGTCCTTCTTTGATTTTGCGCCACCTTCAAGTTCTTGAAGTTTCGCTTTCATTTTAGCCAAATCTAATGCCATGTTTTTAATCTCCTTGATTGTAAGGTAAGGTCAGCAAATATCCTGACCCTCCAATTTTATTGTTGTACTATTGACGTGCTGTGAATACAATACAAATAATTTTGTTCATAATCAGTTTCGTACACGCCATATGTTACTCTTTTAGCAACTTCTTTTTTCTCATTAATATTATTTTTTACTTCCGATAAAAGATTCTTGTTTGTTTCAACCTCTCTTTTATCGTAGGCGTAATAATATTCTATATCGGTTACATTGTCAAGAGAAAAAAACATTTTTTCTTCACCATTTTCTGGATCACATACCCCGATTGTAGATATCCTTACGCCGTCTGGTTTTTTATCGAATGTGCTGACTAAAGGCTTTATATTTTTATAGACATTAATCATGTGTAATGTGGATGTAAGTGTCTGATTTATGCCTGTTTCGTAGTCTTTTATCGTTAACCCCCCAAGAATCCTATCTATTTCTGAATTTGAAACAAGTATTAAATTATGAAATAATCCAGAACGTGCATATTCTTGCATGATCCCATATGTCATCCTCTCTAATGTGGCTTGGGTTTCACTTAATTGAGTTAATTCTGGTCTTATGTATAAGACAGTTATTTTATTCTTTTTTACTGCTTCTAAAATGCGAAGAGCGCATGAACTAACTTTTCCACCACCAGACATAATAAAGAGAACGTCATCTTTGATACCCTTTAAAAATGCACGTGGAGATGGCATTTTTTGTTCATAATCTTCCAACTTTTCACTCTCCCTCAAGGGGAAGTTGTACTTGCCTTTCTCAAGACCAACATCAAATTTATAGCAAGAATATTGAGGATATTGAGATAAGAGATCTACAATATTACACCCTGCATTTCCTAGTCCAATAACTGCTGTCATTTTATCTCCATCATATTTCCAAAGTTAAGTCCAATGCTTTTGTTAACTTTAAAAGTTCCAAAGTCTGTGTCCTGAAATGTCTTTATGATCTCTGGAAGTAAGTGTTTGTCCTCATTGGAAAAATCTATTAACATACTGTCATGAATAAGTCCAGCAATTTTTGTCTTTTTTCCCTTTAACATTTTATTAATCTCTATTGCTCTGCGAAGGAATATATCAGATGCGGTGCTTTGAATCAAGAAATTAATTGCATGAAACTTATCACACTTGATTTTTCTTCCAAATGGATTGTGGATATGTTCGCCATCAAAATATTTTTCCAATAGACTATCGCGATCATAAGCACGATTAGACATTAGATCCTTCGACTCTAAATTGTAAAGCCATGCAAATATTCGCTTTTTTGCTTCTTCTCTTGTGATTGAATCCTTATAAACGTTCTTAACATTCCAAGCGTGAATATCATCTTTGGGCTGCTCAAGTCCACTTAACCCCAAAAGACATCTCAATTCTGCACCGTTAAAATCAAGCTCAAGAAAAAAATCATTGTTTGGCACAACAACAGATCGATAATCTCGATCAAGCGTTAATATGGGAAACGATCCTTTCTTGGTCGTCAATCTTCCAGTAACTGTTCCAAAAAGATTATAAGAGACGTTACGAGATATTCTTGTTAATTTATCTTTGAATCTTCTCACCTTATACTTGTGCATTTGATTATTTAATGCTGATAAATTTAAATTTAATTTATTCTGCTCGATATCCATTAGCATCTTTCTCAACGCTAAAAGATAATCATAGTTGCTTGGTTTCTCAAAGTTATCTAATATATATTCTGTTATCTCACATTTTGTTCCAAAAAATTCAAGAAGAAATGTTTCGGGAACTAAATCATAAAAACAATAATCAGATGCTTTCACTTGTGCTTTTTTAAAAGACTTTATAAATGATTTATGTTTTTCTTTTGCTGTTTCCCACTTATCTTTTAGATGTGAAGGACATATTTCATCTATAGATTTTCCTTGTAAATATAAATTAGCATATTGTATTTGATCATTATTGTGATACATGTTATAATCCCAAGAACCTGTAAGGTTAGAATATTCTGGATCATTTATTATTTTGTTATTTACAACTATTGATTTACAGTTTTGTTTTATGTCTATAGAGTGAAAGATCATGATCAAGATTTTATCAGATTGATCAATATGTGTCAATACATCTTTTTAAAATTTTCAGAAATAAATTTAAGGCTTTCTCGCTCACCACTCTTTTCATAAATAATCATGGCATTTTTGATCAAATTCTTAACTTGAGCTTCAGTCATTCTTTTTCTGTTCTCAAGATTTTTAATCTGAATATAATTCTTAATCCAAAACCTTGCATCATATTTAGTGTTGATTTGTTGCCTGTAGATTTGTTCTCTTTCTAAAACCTTTGTTTTTGTTTTCACGGTATTGCTTCCACAAAATATCTTTTCTTTCCTAAAGACATATGGTTTTGAATTAGAGTATGAATAATAGAACTGCATCAACAACTCTTTCATCATCCCAATATCTACATCAAGACACTTGTTATATCTTTTTTCAGTGAATGTTTTAAATGTTATTGGAGATGGATCTTTGAGATATGATGCTTGAGCATCTGCATAAGAGGAACTTAAAGATTGCCAGTTTTTTAATGCTTCTTCATATAACTCTATTTGTGGTTCATAAACTGCTCTTCTATAATTTTGTCTCTCTTGTTCTACTTTTTCAATTCTTTTTTGCTCATCATAAAAATCAACTATTCTATTAATAGTGGATGTTGGTTGACGGGTAATATTTGATAAATGAATTGCAGATAACGGAAGGTTCAAAAAGAAATTTCCATCTGAATCGATTCTGTATTCATGCGAAAAAGGACTTCTAAAAGGTTCAGGAGAGATTAGTTTTTCAAAACTCATCGTAAACAAAATTCTATTATTGGTTCTTGCATAATAAGAACCAGCACCAGGCATAAATTCTTGAACGTCACCTGGATAGGATCTCTCTACCCCAACTAAAACAGCCCATTTTGAACCCTCTGAAGCGTCAGGGGTAATTCTTAATTCTCCTTGATTTTCTTGCTGGGATTCTTGTTGTGATATACCAGTAGCAGAAAATGGATTATTTAATTGATTTACGGTGGTATTAACTGGACCGGCTGTACCAGCCCCTCCAACATTTGTTACAACTGGATCTGGGATTTCTTCTGGTCCGACAAGCCTTAAGTAAAGTTTGGTTGCTCTTCCTTGTTCAAGCATGTTGTCAACAAGATAATCAAATTCATTTGTAAGTGTACCGTTTAAATCACTATACTGTGGTCTAACTCCAGCAGCATAAATGGTGTTTTGAGGATCTGTATATTTTTTTAAAATATAATAAGGGTCATCGTCTGATTTGGGTCTAACTACAACAATTTCTACTATATCGTTTTTTCTCCATGGATCTTGTGCAGATTGACGTAAGGCGTCTGGAGGGTTAAAAGGAGGTTCTTTTGGTTTATCTACTGTAAATTCTGGTGGTCTTTTTGGGTATTTTGCCATGTATTCTTGCATTGGTCCTGATTGAACATCAGCTATCAATCTTCCAGGAAAATTTTTATCTATCCTAAACCCAAACTCCAATGCCGTGTCCGCATAACATTCAAAGTTTATATTACTGAAAAAGCTATTATACTTGCTCAAATCATCTGAATAAGGGTCGCTCGATATCTCAAGAACAAGACCCGATGACTTATTAGATACTTGATTTGATAAGGTGTATTTAGAAAAACTGATAGGCATTCTACCTTCAGTATATTTTATAAAGAGTTTGAACTGCTTCAAGAAGTCTTCAAAAGTTAATATCTTTTGTTCTCTGTTTTTATCTTGAAGAAAACTGTTTGCAAACAAATCATATACATTGTCCAAATAGGCATTGTATTGAACAGGGGATGAAGTCCAGCCACCAACGGGATTTAAAAACTCAAAAGGGGTGTTATCTGACTCCTTCTTATTAAGGAATACATACTTCTTTTTAAAATCGTCAAAAGCGTCTACAACAAAATCTAATGCAAAAGAGTTTACACTTCCAGATGAAACCTGTTTCAGATACTGTTCTTGAAGGACTAATGGTTCACCGTTTGTGTCTACTTTTCCATAAAATGTTTTTGTTTTGTCATACCACAAGTCAAGTGGCTTTGGTGTATAGAAAGTAGGATAAACCTCTTCTTTGTATTTCTTTCTTTGAGTAAACATGGCAAAAGAAGATAAGCCGTTATCACCAGTTGAGGCTTTTTCATTTTCAAGCTCTTCAACGCTTATTAATATCTCTTCTCTGTCATCCCTGCTTGTTGGCATTTTAGGTGTTACCTTTTTCTCTAATTAGTTGAATATCACGAAGATCTAATTCTGCAACTGTTTGTATTGATGTAGTAAAGATCCCATCACCAATATCATTAGTGACTCTCACAACTCTATAGTAACCTCCAATACCTAATTGATATTGAAATCCAGTTTTCGTAACTGTGTTAATATTACCTAACCCCAATCCTCGTGGATCTAAATATATTAACATTCCAGGTTTTAAAGTTGGGTTTCCAAAAAGTTCAACATTCGCATCATATTTATCTTGAAAAAGTAAGTTATTTCTTGTAGTTTTTGACTGATCTGTTAATGCCGCTTCAAATTTAAATGGTATTTGTGTTCTTGCGAAAGATACATTTTTTATAAGACCTGTTTGACCACCAATATAATATCTTGGAATGTTTTTTCTGGCATTAAAAGATTCATCATTCCTGGACTCTGTTGCAAGAAAATCCTCCACCTCTCCGACAACGTACATGTAAAGCCATTCGGAAATGTTCTTTGTGGGCAAAGTTTTCTCTTTTATTCCTACTAAATCTAATTCATTGATATCATATCTTGGTTTAGACTGATTTCTTCTTTCTAACCATTCTTGGTTAAAATTTGAATTTTCGTTTGTGTTTAAAGACTGAATCCTAATTTTATAAGATTTGCTTTGGGCGAGAACTCCAATCCTCTTTGGTGATAGTACGTTTGACAATAATTTAGAACAAAGGTCGCTTAACAGTTGTCGCAAAACATAATTGTCTAATTGTCTTTTTACTACGTTATCGTAAAACCACGCATTAAAATAATTAAGAGATATTGGAATATCTGCCATTTGAATTGATGCAGATTTTTGTTCTAAAGGATTATAATAAGAAAAAGGACCAAGAATCATTTTCAATTTTTCATATAGTTTTTTGTTTCTTGTTTCTGAATTTGTAGCCATTTTAGAGCCATCTTTTGTAACAGGTCTATTATAAATAATATCAAAAACTGACTCAATTAGATCCCCGAGATAAAAATAATAAATTCTCATTTTACCATCTTTTATTTGAGAACGAAACGTTTTGTTGGTAACTATTTTGTCTTGATCAAGCAATGAAGTTAATCGAGATTCAAGTTCTTCTCCTTCAGCAATTTCGGGGGTTATTTTTATTTGACCCTTCAAAGTATTAATGTCGGCAACTCGATTCTTAAGATATGTCTCTTCCAACTCTTGAACTTTATCTCTTACTTGTTCACCTTCTTTATTGTTTTCAAAAAAAGCTTTTCTTTGGTCCGTAGAATTTGATGCAGCCGCCAAAATACTTTTATATGACTCTATGTTGGCTGCGGTTAAATCAAAATACCTTATTTTTCCAATGGAGTTTACTTTTTTAGTATTTCCTTTTGCGTCCGTTTCAACGTCAGAGAAGTTATTTCTTAAATTGGTTAGAAGCCTTTTATAAGAAATTGAACGTGATTCAGAAATAATCTTTTCTATGCTTTCTTCAACTTCTTTTATTTGTTTTTTAAAGTTGGCAACCGCTGTTCCACCATCTGTTTTTTTATCTTCTTCTGCTTCCTCTCCTTGAGGAGGTCTTCTTGGACCAACAAATGTTCTTTCTTTTTCTTGCCTGTCTTTTTCTTTTTTTATAATTTCTTTTCTTTTATTTTTTAGTGACTCAATTTTCTTATCGAGTTTTTTTCTTTCGATTGTGTCTTTGTCTGTTGTATTAGATGGATCAATATATAGAATATCTGTTCTTGGAGATAATGTTAATCCTTCGATTGCAGCATAAAAAGAAATCTTTAAATTGATAGAAGCGTCTTCTTGATTAATGTCTATAACCTGATTTGCATTTTGAAGAATGTAACTTCTTGTTAATTTTTCTATTTCTTTTAATTGGCTTTCTTTGAACCCCAAAACACCTTCTGGATCGCTGGGTGGTTGCCATCCAATCTCTAATCTTATATCAAATTTTTTATAATTTGGCGGGATATTTGCAAGACTTTCAGTGCTGGTTTCGGTTCCTTGTTTTCTTCCAAGGGCTTTTGGTTGATCGAGCAAATCTGCAAAAGAAATTTTATCTTCTCCAACATTTCTTTCTTTAAAAATGGCTTCAAAACTTTGAAAAAACAAGTTTAAATCTCCCTCAAAAGAAACACCAACGTTGACTGGATTAGTTCCAACATCTCTCAAACTAATGCTTTTTATACCAACATCCGTTCCTCTACCGAGGGCACTCATAGTAATACTTTCTACAGTGGTGAATTTATTAAAAGGAAACTCTATACTTCTATTGTCTACAACCTTGTATAGCCTCATCTTTGGAATCAATGCAGAAAGTTGAGAATTAGTAAGACCTTCAAGACCATCAATTCCTTGCCCAGTGAGCATGTTTAGGGTTAAAGACGGCATTTTATTATCTTTTAATTGAATAAAATTTTTATATTGGACCGGAAAAGCAAGTCTTCCATCAACGACATTTTTAAAAATGTCTATAAAATCCCACATAAACGATTGTTCATCAAATGTGATTTCTTCTTTAGTAGCCATAGTATTCTAAAACCTTTTCAAGCGGTAAAGGTATTTGAATTCGATCCCCTATTTTTAATTGACCTTCTGTTGGGGTTTGATTAAACCAAGCAATAACCCACCACAGCTCTGGTCTTCCATTATAATATTTTGCAGCATATTTCCAATAACGGTCGCCTATTTTCCAAGTAACATTTATGACTTGAAGGTTTTGTATTTGTTTTGCAGTAGGGTATATCAGTTTACCAGTATTGAATTGTTTAATAAAGTTAACTTTTCTTTGATCAAAGAAACTATCATATTCATCACTGGTGTTAGGGAATATTCTTCTTGTAACATATCTTGATGTCATTTATTATTCTCCTGTTAACTTATTTCCTGCCGCTTCTTTTTGTTGATCGGTTTTTCCAGGCACGGAGCCTCCACCACCACCAAGAGAGCTTGCAACCTTTGAAGTTACTTGGTCTTTTAATGTTCCGCCTCCGTATGGAAAACGATCTTGAGTAAAAGAAGAGCCTTTACCAAACCAGGAGTCTGTTTTTTTCCATCCAACAACTTCTTGATGAATAACATTTAAATTAAAAGATATTTCAAATCCTTTAGGATAGATATTGTTTGTGCTTGCCAAGATAGTCTCACCTTCAAAAACACCCATATCTAATTTTGGAGTAAAAGTTATGTTATCTATCCACCCTAAAAGACCGCTATCTTCGGCAGACCCACCACCAAAATTTCCATCTCCGATCCAATTCATCATTCTTACTTTTACCAAAGGAGCGCCAGACATAACAACTGTTGGATCATTTCGATCATCTGTTCCAGCTCCTTCCATCATAGGATACATCATTTGTTCCATTAATGACATTTTTTCTAAATTTAATTGAGCTTCTTTTATTGATGCAGCCATAACACCAAAAGAAACATTAACAACACGTGTGGTTCTTTTATATGTTGCTATTGGATCCATTCTACCAAAAACCTCATTTGGATTCCATTGAGAAGTAAATATATCTTGAAAGCCAACCAAGGCAGCCTTAAACGCAACAGCAGCTCCAGATGGGACATGATACACTTCAATTATCTGTCCTCTATTATTTGCAAGATTATCTGATTCATCTCCATAAAAGAAGTTTTTTGTTAATTTTTTACCTGCGCTTAATCCCATTTATTTTAGCCTCCTGAAGTCGCTCGACCGAGTGGGTATGATGAGTTTAATGCATCCTTAACAAGCCTTACGGTTGTTTGCTTATCTCCCACATATGCTGTCATATTAATTACGGGGTTGAAAGATTTAATGATCCTATCTGCGATTTGATCGGCGATATCATTTACCGGGTTATTTTGGGCTTCTGAAGTAGAAGATGCAGTAGTTTTATTTTCTGTTGCCACAGGTGCGGGTGGAGATTTTGGAGCTGATACTCCTCTGCCGGTTGGGACTCCTTCACCCGTCTTCATTAAGTCTCTGGTAACAAGAGCACCTTGAATTCCGATTGATGCAGCTGTACCTATTCCAGGAAACAATCCTGTGACACCTGAAGCGAGTTCTAACCCTGCACCAACATAATCACCGTTCATGGCTCGATTTGCAGCAAAGCCAAGACTCAAGATCGCACCGACACCAGGGAGTGCTTTAAGAGCTGTTTTAGCAGCTTGTTTTCCTAAAACTTTAGAGGCTCCCTTTCCTATAGTGCCCTTCATTTTAGAAAGAACTCCCGGAGCACCTTTTGCAGCGGCTTCTGCACCTTCAACCGCAATTTTCTCTCCCATTATGATTGGAACAGTTTTTCCAGCAACTTTCATTGATCCAACAACTTTATTTGCATTAGCTGCTGCACCTGCTGCTGTGGTTGTTACAGATGCCGCCCCCTTTGCTACTGCTCCTGCCCCAGATGCCGCCCCTTTTGCTCCTGCGGTCGCTAAAGCACCAACGTTTACGCCTGCCGCAGATAATATACCTTTTACTGATGATGTTAAAAGTTTTCCAACTATTTTTTTAGATAGTATTGCACCACCAATCACTGCTGCACCTGTTGCAACGGTCAAGCCAATACCCGCAGTCAGCGTTGGCGAAACTCCAAAAGCATCGGCGACTTTCTTATTTAAATCTTTACCAAATTGGAGAAGCCGCCCGAAGTAATACTCAACCTTGTCTACGAATCCAGATTCATCAAGAAATTCAGAAATCGAATCAAGAAGGTCCGCAATTGGCTTTACAACCATGTTTTTCATACGACTCATGGCTCCTTCAAACTTTTCTTGAGCAGTTAATGCATCTTGCACTGCTTTTCCAAAATCTTCAGCGGTTCCCTGTTCTCCCTTTTTAATAAGAGCGTCTACCTCATCTCCAACATCTTTAAAACCTGCTTTAAGTGTTGCTGCATCCACACCGATAATACGAGACAGTGATAATAGTTCAAATTTACCAAGAGTCTCAACTGATTTTCCTTGTAGTGCCAGCTGTTCACGAATGACTCTAATTCTTTCTTCGTCTTTCATGTTTAATAAATCAACACTATTAAGTTGAGTTCCAAACATTGCATTTAATTGTGAAGTTTTTCTGGCTGCATCTTCAAATGTGTCAAATCCTTGACTGATTTGTAAAAGACTGCTCATTGATACGCCAGTTGCTTTGGAGGTGGCTTGGAGCCTTTTAAACTCTCTATTCATATCATCGCCATATATTGCAAGTCTTGGTGCAGCTTGTTGAAAAGATGTTAACATTTGACTTACAGGAATGGACATCGCTTTACCTGTTAATGTTAAATTTTCAATCATTTTGCTGGCTTCATCATCTGTTTTTCCAAAAACTGTTGCTAATTGCTCATAAGCTTTAGCACCTTCAACACCAGCATTAAATCCCTTTTCAAGAGCAATAACAGTTTTCGCTATCGATTCATCGGTTTTTTTCGTTGCTTTTTGAAATTGGGTTGTAGAGGTAATGAGCGTCCCCAACCCTTTTGCACTATCTTCAGTTGTAAGTGAAAACTTTCCAAGCCTTCTTTGTGTTTCTAAAACATTTTTTTCAAATTCTTTAGAAACAGCACCAGTTTTAGTGAGAGATTTTTGTAAAGCTTGTAATTTATGTGCTGAATCGACTAAAGATGCAGGATTGAGAGCACCTACGAAATCTAATTTTGTTATTGCGCCAACAGTTTTTTCAATACCTCTCATAATTTTGAGAGTTTTTTCAAGTTGTTTTTGCCTTTTCTGCCCTTCTTTGGTTTGGGCTTTTAGTTTTTTTAAGTTATCTGTAGAAAGTTTCAGTTGTTCTTTGAGGGCTTCTTTACGTGCGCCTGAAGCTGTTTTAATTTCTTTTTTTATATTCTCGTATGTTTCTAATTCTTTCTCTAATGCATTATACGCTTTTTCATATTCTTCATTTCTTTCTTTTAATAAATCAACTGATGTTTCTAATTCTTTGTTCACCTCTTTGGTGGCATCTTCATTATCACCTACAGTCTTATTTATTTTTTTTAATTCTGCGAGAACATCTTCTAATGTAGCCATAATATACTATCCGCTAAAATAAATAGTGTAGCGAACAAAAATACATTTTAGAGGATTCTACGTTGTTTTGAATTAGCTTTATTTTGCTCTTCAATGTGTTTTGATAGCCTTTCGACCCACCACTCTCGTAGTTTGTTTGGAAGGTTATAGGACTCCACAAAGCCCCAATTACCATGCTGTTTTAAAAAGAAGAGCTGCTCATAAACGCCCTTCATATACTTTTCATTCAGGCCAAAAAAAGTTGGCTGTGAATGGAACGCTGACCTCACTGACATTACCACAATTGGTGCAAACACATTCCTCATCAAGTTCCAATTCTGGATTTGACTTGGCATATTCCTTTTGCAAAAAGTGCATATCAGCAGCAGGCATCACGTCAACAAATTCATCAACCAACCCCCTATCTGTGTTTCCATTTAGAGACACAATAAAACTTTTATATTGATCTGTGATTGAGCTATCAGGCAAGCCCATCTTTTCTTTTTTCTTTGCTCTTTCTTCCAAGAATTTCTCATCTTTTGAGTTTAAAAGACGACACTCTACATTGACACTGGTTTTAGGAAGAGTGATGAAAAATGTTGAATTTTCTGAAACTTCTACGTGATCAATGTCTTTTGTTTCAGGCTCTGATAAATCAAAAGTGTGCTCATAAACATTGCCACACTCTGGGCAGCTTATATCAACTGGATAATCGCTTCCAAAAGTTCCAACTCTTGCAGCGATGATGATTGCGTTTTTATCAGCGAGCAAAAGCTCGTCAACATTAATTGACTTATCAATCAAGATATTTTGAAGCATCCTGTCAACAGCGAGACCCTTTGACAAAAGAGTCTTTGAAGAAAGGATATCCAATTCTTTGGCAGAGAGAAATCTAATTTCAACCTCTTCAATCCCATTAAGAGAATGATCGGGTGGATAAAATTTTCCCATTGATGGCAGTGCCACATGCTCTGTGGGTGCCACATAACCTAAAATTGATTGTAAGTTGTTTTGTTCGTTTTGTACCTGAACAGGCGGAGAAGAAATTTTCTTTACATTATTCCTTGACATTTATACCTCATATTGTTTTATTAGCTTGAAGCGGCTGGGATTGTCCCTTCGCCGTTAAGAACGTTAATAAAAGCGTTGTCGTATTGAATGGTAAGAGTTACATTAAGTAATTCTTCATTGTCATAAGACAATTCACCAAACTCTGCTCTCTGCAAGAAAGCATTGTTGAGAACCCATTCTTCAATAATTGTACCATCTGAATCGAGAGTTTTGATCTTTACTTTTCCAAGTGCAGCATTAACTGCTTTGTTTTTGGAAACAGTTCCAAGACCACCACCCGCAGCTGGATTTGAAGGAAGATTATATCCTGACTCTTCCAACATTTTCATGATCTCTTGAGTTGCATTTGCAGTAGGGTCAACAGTGTCAACAACGACAGCCGTGATTGGTTGCCAGATTGTTTTTCCTGGGTAGTAGAACTGATGATTTAGAAAATCATGCGATACTGAACCGACCTCGAATTGTGGCTTTCCAACGCTTTTTACCAAGAACTCACGAAGTCCATTGGTCGCTGTGCCTCCCGGCATACTTAAGATAAATTTATAACCTCTTTTTGGTTCTAATGTTGGGTCAGTCCAGAATGTCATTTTTTGTTGTCTCCTACTTTATTTAAATAGTTATGCCTCTATTTTAATCCTCAAAAGATGCGCCAGTGTTTGTGATAACAAAGTCCACTGCGATGAACTCAATTGCACGTGTTGGCTTCAAGAAAATTTTAGCGTACATAATATTGCGATCTACCAAGTCAGGAGTTGTTGTTGTCTCATCCAAGACAACTTTAAAGTCTTCCAAACCAAGTCTTGACTTAACGCTTTCCAAGAATGGAACAGCCTGACCTGTAAATCTATCCCAAGTAACTTGTGTGTTAGGGTCAAAGAGAAGATTGTTTGAAATTCTTGAAATTTCTTTTTTAACAAAAATCAAAAGTCTTCTAACATTAATTCTGTCAAGCGCACTTCTTGTTGTTTGAAGTGTTTTTTGACCAAACACAACCAATCCTTCACTTGGGAAAGAAGCAATTGGGTTGATGTTTGCTTCGTATAGTCTGTCTCTTTCTTTAGAAGAAAGTTTTTCGGTTACACCAACAACTGGCACACCTGCCGCACCAGCTGTCAATCCACCGCGATTGAAGCCTGCTGGAGCAAACCAAACCTCTGAAACTGCTTGTGAATAAGAAAGTGTTCCAATTGCTGCAACTGATGGAGGACAGAAGAATGTTGTACCTGTTTCAGCATCTCTGACTCTTGTCCACGGATAGTATGCAGCACCATAACTGTTATTAATTTGTCGTGCTCTGAACTCTCTTGCAGCTGTTGTTGCGTCACCTCTGTTAGTAGTATCATAATCATTGCCAGGTGCGCTTCTATCAGCCGCAGGAACAAAGCCATTTTGAATATCGATAATACCAAGAGCATCTCCGCGAGACTCACAGACATCAATCACTCTGTTTGTCAAGGAATTGTTTACAACACCAGGAACCGACAAGATGTTCATGTCTACGTTTTCTGGGTCTGCACAAGTATCAATAGCAATCCTTACTGTATTGTATGCATAACTTGTTGTTTGTGAAGAGCCAATTGAATTATCATTAAAAGGTTCTGCTTGTGTAATATCAATACCATCAAAACCACCATGCATTGGTATTGTGAACTGATTAAAGCCTGCGTCAATTGTGCTCTTGTAACCACTTGAGCCGCTTGCACTAATTGATACACCGCTTGCACGTGAGCCGGAAACATAATAAGCTTCATAATCATCTATAGTTCCACCTGTAGACGCTGTAAAGCGACTTACGTTATCGAGTGTAAAGATATATGAAAATTCTGTCGTGCTTCCACTTGCGGTTGTGGTTGGACCAAACTCTGTGTGACCAACTGCATCTGGAAGACCTCTCACAAGATCGACATATGTTTCATCAAATCTTTGATTTGAATTAACAGTTTCGACACCAAAGTAAGCATCGGTTGGCTCTGAAAGATTTCCTGTCTTTGTGTTTGCCCTTAATTTAGTTGCAGGGTATGTAAAGGATGCCGTTAGTGTTGATGGCATACCTCCGATAAAGTTAAGCCCACTTTGAGAGCCGTCAAGAGAACTAGACCCTAACGCCAGTGAAGATGGGTTCCCTGTACTTGCATCTGTTGCAGAAAGAAGTTCACCTCTGGCAGCTGTTGAACCAGAAATAGCCTTAAAACCAACTGGTCTAATTGGACCTTGGTAACCAAACGGAACAAGTGTTGGGTCATCTCCAAGCCCTGGAGCTTCTTCGATATAAATGTATTTTGAACTATTTTCATACTCTCCAAAATATCTCCAACGACGATCAGTATCAGACCATCTAGCATATTGATTACCAATTCTGGCAGCAACATAATTTGGAGAATCTGGACTTAAGTTTAGATTTGAGAAACTTTCTAAAACAACTGGTGCAACATCTTTATCTTTTGCACTTCTTACAACCAAGCTGAATGTTCCATATTGGTCAGCTGGATCGTCAGAGTATCTTACGTCTTCAATAGAAATTTTAATGTTTCCATTTGGAAAAGCACCGTGCTCAAGAGCAATAACTTTGAATAGTTTTTTAAGACTTGTTGGATTAAATGAGCCATAAGGTCCTGTATCTTGCGCTACAACCCACCCTGTTGATGCAGGATTTGAGTCGAGTTGGTTTTGATTATAATCACAATTGAATTGATTAGCATCACCATGCAGACCAAGAATCACACCGTAAACTGTACCTGTGGATGACCCGCTCGTAATAGTTGACTGAACAACTGATTCGTAAGTTTCTCCAAGAATATAATTTTCTTGGTCATCTGTTGAATAAAGACTTGAATTTAGTTTTGTTGGGTTTGTATTGAAAACTTTTCTAATGAATTTATCACTTGTTGGGTTAAAGTTAAATTCGTATTTTTCATTTTCGCCGCCTGCTGAATTTGAAAGTGCAACGACCCACTGACCGCCATTTGCTGATGCCGCATCGTTCCTAATCATAATAGCAGTACCGACGCTGTTTGCAGTTCCATCTGCCGCAGTTCCACTTAATGACATGTGATAGTCACTTCTTGTATACCAAACAGCAGCAAGAGTTCCAGTTACATTATCTGTTGCGCTTGATCCAGAATCAATAAGGAAAAGACCGAATGCACCACCTGTATCTGTTGTTCCGCCAGCACCAATTTTCCAGCCAGCCAATGCTGCATCAGTGCCGTCGTTATCAATATGAGAGCGACCAAGAAGACGAATAAAGGTTAAAGGAGTGCTATTTGCTAACCATGCTTGTGCAGCATAAGCGCCATACTGTGGAGATAAGTCTTCATTTCCATCACGCCAAACATCACTTACTCTACCACCAGGTTGTGGGGTTCCGAATATTTGAGCAAATTCTGTAAAGTTCTCAACTTTTACTGGTTGAAGAGCAGGACCTCTTTGTGCTCTCCCAACGATAACTGGTCCGATTGCTTCTGGTTCATCTGGTAGTTGTGATCTATCAAGTTCTCTTAATTGAACTCCAGGTGAAACGAAACGATATTTTTTGGATGCCATGTGATTAAATCTCCTTATTGCGCTTTAATAATCTTTTATAAATAGTGTGTTTATAAGCGAAAAGACTAAACATTTAAGGTCTAAACTTGCCATTACTCCAATCTGGTTCATCACCAACCACTACTCTCTCTCGGGCTGTTCTTATTTCAACTGCATTTTCTCTGACAACCACGTTTGGTCTTTTCTCATTTTTATCGCCACCAATTAGATAACCGAGAACACGAACTGATATTTCAGTTTCATAAACTCTGGTTTCTGCTCCCAATTCTGTTATGTCGTTATTAGAGGAAAAATCAGATTGCACAAAGGCTTCATAAGAATGCCCATCTCTTTTAAAAACAAGATAATTGATTCCGTTTGTTATTGTAACGAACGGTTGTACAATTTCATTTATTTGCTGTTGATATTCCGATCTTATTGTAATTGCATAGTCTACAGAAACGTATGAAGGAGCAGGCATTGTTAATGTTTCATAAACAATCTTTTTTTCATTTGTTTTTTTTCTGCTTGGAAAGTTAATTTGTTGAGAGCCGGGATTTCCTTTGTTGCCGACAATTTTATTCTTTTTTCTGTAAGCATCAGCATTTAAAAAATTCCCTGTCTTGTTTTGACCAACTTTTCTTGCTACTGTTATTGAGCCACCTTTAGCGTCATTAACGGGATAAACGTTCCCATAAAAAACTCCTTTATCTGTTAATGACTTTTCAAAGCCAGTTCTTGCTATTGATATCATAGGAAAAATTAAAGTTCCATTATCGTCTCTTAAATCTTTATCGTCTTTTATCTGGAACGCTCTTTCTGAAGCTTGCCAAATAACAGGCACTTTATTGAAGCCTTTGTTAGTAGTGCAAAAAATATTAAGTTCTTTATCGACAAAATCATAAATTGAATAATCGATTGTTTCCAGTGTTGACGGCTCAAATGATATGATTTGTTTTATTGTTCCACTTACATTACTAATATCTTTCATACTTATTTACCGTCAAATAATCCTTGTCTTGCTTTTGCACATCTTGCAGATATTTCTAATTGATTTTGGTTTTGCCCAAATAACTGCTTTGGTTCATTAAGAGTTATGATCTCGTAATATTCCTGATTATACAGAATAAAATCACCTTCACGAACAAACACATCTTGATCTTCTGTCAAGCGCCTTTTGTGGAAATGGCACGTTAATTCATAAATTCTATCCAGACCGTAACCTGTTGTAGTTGTCTCATTACCGTTCCAATCAATAAGAACATAAACTCTAACCGGAGGTAGAAAGTTTTTTTCTATTGCTTCTCCATAAAGGGGGTGATAGTTTGTGTGTTCTCGACTTACAGGATAATAAGCAATTGTTTGACCAATCACTCTCTCTATAAGCTCATCATTGACCTGCTTTACCAAATCTCTTTCTTTTTTATTGAAAAAAAGAGGTGGTGGAGGATTATTTGGTCTATCCCATTTGTTGTCGTCCGACATTTAAAAATCCTCCTTATCCTACAAAAATCTTCATAGGAACATTTGTTTGCAGTGTTTTTGCGTCCTCTGTCATTTTAGCATCTTGAGCAACCATTGCTTCGTATGTGAGCCTATCTAGCAGTTCTTTAAGTTCTGTTTTAAGTGCATCTTTTTCAGCTTGTGATTGTGTTGCAAGTTCTGCCGCATTTAATGTT